GCAGCATCACTAACCTTTACCCGACTCTTTAGAAGAGTCTTAAGGGCAGCATCTTCATTAAATAGAAAAGTCACTTAAATATCTCCATATCCATAATTCCGGCAAATACTGAGTCTACGTAATCATCAATATGAGGATGACTACGGTTCATAAAGCGCAAAATTGCGGCATTTGGAGGAGTATCTTGGTTGCCCTGCTCAAGATCTAGCACAGCTTTTTCTATATGCTTAGGGTAATCCACATAAAAGTTATCTCCGCCATCATGTCTGACAGTTAATCTTCTGGTAACTTCAGAAGGCCAACCACTCTCGTAGGCAGAGCTACGAAGCTTGGCGGTCATGTGCTTAGCCGAATATCCGGCTGAATTAGTAATTTTACTAGGGATGTACTGGGATGACGTCACTTCTTTACAGCCTTTAACAGTAGCGAGGTACTAATAAACCCGACTGCTAAAGACTTTAAATTAACCTTATCAGTGCCGGTAAGACCAGCAACAAACTCTCTACGATCAGCATCGCTTTCCATGCGGGCCAATCTATTAGCAAGGTATAACATCACAATCCTCATTTTCAAGAGGTAGCAGTACTTCAGCAAATCTGGATAAATCCAGCGTCACTACTGAATATACTGCTAAACCCCTCAATAATCTTTACTAACTATTACTTCTTTTTAGCTGGAGCTTTTTTAGCAGGTGCTTTCTTAGCGCTGCAAGAACAACTACCCTTGCCACACTTAGCGCACTTGCCCTTTGCAGCAAACTTCTTATTAGCCGCTGCTACAGTCTTCATTCCATGCTTATTCTTTGGCTGTCCACAGCCACATGTTGCACACATATTTAACCATTCTTTCTGTGCCAGTTTTTGGCAGCTTTTATTCCTTGTTGGGTTGTCTTAACTTTACCATTAGATTCTTTAGTCAGGTTAATATCTTTATACTTTCCTGACTTCTTACCTGGGTGATTAACGTGAACGTCGCCATCTTTAGCCTTATAAGCTACGTGCTTTTCGCCATTAATCTGAGCAGATTTAGAATTCATTACTTGCCCTTAACCTTCTTTAGGTTAGGGTTTTTACTCTTAGCAGCTGCGCTAGCTCCACGAGATCTTGCGGCTAAAATAGCTCCCGCAGCCTTTTCTGATACGCCTTCTTTCTTAGCAATATCTTTTTGTACAGCCTTAAAACCTGGGTGGGCCTTAGACTTTTTCTTTTCTGCCATTACTTCTCCTAGTTAGCGTATTTAAGGAATTGAGAGTCGTTAATCATTTCCTCAGGGTTTTCTTGAGACGCATCCAACGTAAACAATGTGTACTGATCTGTAATCAATCCACGAGGGTAGAAATGCGTAGGTCTATATACCTGATTCCTAAAGACTATACGATCACGTAGGTAGTCGTCAGGGTTAGAAGGCATAGTAGAGAGGTGTCTTTCAACATCTTCCATATTCATAGTAACTCTTAGAACGTCAGTATTGTAGAAACCGCGCTCATCTTGAAGAGTTACGCCTTGGTAAACAGTGGCATTAATACAAGGCATAATAATTCCCTGGTGCCATATACGACCGCCAGTTTCAGAACCAACGTCGTATACATCGTCTACATCGGTATCTTCAGAGTCCCAGCGCCACCATTCTACTTCTTGGCCAACAGTGCGTCGCAAATCCTCGGTAATCCCCGAAAGAATTGAATCTCTTTCAAAAGGAATCCCAAATCTACCGCCTGGTTTGCTAGCTCTCATCTATTAACCTGCAAATATAGCAGCTGGATCTTCAGCAAGTTTGCCTGGAGAAGCTTCTGTGGCAACCCAATTAACCGTTAGTGGGAACCCTAAGTTAATTGAAGATGAACTTGAGTTGTACATATAAATAGTAAACTTGTCTTTACCAATAGTTGCTGCTCGTACCACTAGCCCATAAGCAGTGCCACCACTAATAGTTGCAGTTACAACTGGAGTAGTTTTAAAAGCGTTACCGCCTCCACTAACAAAGTTTACAGGAAGGCCAATAGTATGGTTAATTGAGTTACCTTCAGCAGCTAAAGTAAATGTATCACTATTGGTATTTGGCCATTGAGTTCCTTGAGGAAACACGACTGATCCAGCAATTACTCTCTTATTATTAGAGTCGCCATTTGATCTTACGCTCATGCTTGGGTTTCCGATCCATAAGCGTTAAAGGATACTCCTGCCGTACCGTTTACAACTAACTTATCAAAAGAGTCTAGAGTTAAGCCTAGCGTGTATGAAACTGTCTCGTTAGGCGCAATAGTTGCGTTGTAAACCACGTAGCTTTCATTTGTAAATGTAGGCAAAGAGGTTGTTGGGCTAGTAGCAGCTCCAAGCTGAACTGCTGCAATAGAGTATGTAGCAGCGGTGCTAGTAGTATTGCACACTGTAATAGTTGATACAATAGTTTGGCAAGTGCTACTAGTTGGGGTTGCTACGTAAAGAGTTAGCCCCGTATTTGTAGTAGCTATTACTTTTTGACCTAGTATCTTATAATTTGTAGCCATTAATAGGGCCTTTCCTTAAGAGTCTATATAAACGGTACCCGATTTGGGCTTAAATTTCAGCCTCTAACTTGAAGGCTGATGCGATCTATACTGATGCTCTTGCAGCAATCAGCGTAGCTATCACAATCTTGGGTTGGACACCCAGTTCTGCATGCCATTTTATTCTCCTATGTTATTAAATAACCAAACATCTAAAAATGTTTGCTCCAGTGTTTATAGCAAAGTATATAAATGTAATAGTTGTGCCACCGTCTACGTATTTTACAGAAAATACTTTATTCCCTACAGTTGCAGTACCTTGTCCAAATGGAAGCAAGCTCCAAGGTTTTAGTGTATTAGTAATACAATCAAAGTTAAAGAAACGCCCTGTTATATCTTTTTGAATATAGATCATGCCGTTACTGCCATTTTCATACGAAGTTCCAGTAGTAAATGTTTCCGAACCACCATTTTGATAAGTAGTAGCTATTGCTGTCCATGTATTGCTAGAGATATCATAATAATCTAAGTTACCTGTAGCTCCCCCTCTAAAAGAGTATAAACGACGTCCGTTAAGAATTGCAGACTCATTAGACCAAGTAGAGTTTGTAGATGATCGTACCCAGTTTAAAGACACTCCACCAGAACCTGGAGCAACTGAACGAGCTGCAAGAGTTGACCATGAGTTACCAGAAATAGAATACCTATAAAAAGTGGTTGCTGAGTTACCAGTTAGATAAATAAAGTCATCATTACCCTCAATGCTATACACAGAGTCGGTACTAGGAGTAATTGTCCAGGTAGCGACAGTAAGCGAAGTAGCATCATTTGCAGTAATTGTACGAACCTGCCCAGCACCGGTACCTGAGGTGATTCTTACCTGGGAGTTTACCCATTGGTTGGTAGTCCAGGTTTTACCTGTAGTAACAATAGTTGTACCAGTAGCGCTAGTAGCCGTACCTGTAGCCATTGACGCAAGGGCGCCAGGTGTGGCTTTCATAGCTAAATCTGCGGCAGCGCCAGTTGGGGCGTTTGTAACAGTTAGGGCTGATGACCAAGTATTAGTAGCTACATCATAGTATTTAAAGCCTTGAGATCCTGCGGTTGCGTGGGGAATAAACACATAGTAACGGCCAGTAAGCAGTAGATATGTGCTTGTATTATCAGGAGCCGTAGTCCAAGTTGGTACCGTAAACACAGTGTTAGTACCAATGGTGTTAGAGGTAATTACACGCTCTTGGCCTCTACCTGTACCGCCAGTAATGCGGATTGTGTAGCCAGCTAAGGACCCCATAGTAGTAACAGTAGTAGTTATAGTGGTTGAGCTTCCTGCGCTTGCCGTTCCAGTAGGGCCATTAGTGTGGTAAGTCCCACAAACGCCACTACCAAAAGTACCTGCAAGAGCAGGAGATGAAAGGGTTACGTATGCATCCTCAGAAGGATCATAAAGATAAGCTGTAGTAGCTGATGTTATATATAGAACGTCTTGATCGGGCCCTTCAGACGGAATAAATGTTGTGCCAATAGATGTGCTAGTTGGCAGGTTATTAGTCATCTCCCACTGTTTGCGGTCAAGAATTTTTCTAAGGTTTACTGTAGTAGCCATTATTTAATGATCCTTACGATACGATTATTGATTGACGAATAACACCTGCGGTACCTACAAATTGGTTGTACTGATCCATAGTTGCGGATACGTTACCTATGCTACCTATGTTAGATACCGTAGCCACGGTACCACCCGTAGGGATGATACGTTGCGCACCCGCGGTTTGGTCACGAAAACCTTGGTTTTGCGCAATATCCGCTAAAAGAATTTCAATGTTATTTAAAATAGCAAATACACTCTGCTGAGTTTCTTCAATATTTAGGTCGCCAAAGGCATTACGAAGAGTCATGCTCCATCCTCAATCCAAAGGGTTAAACTAATTTGGGAAGTATCCCACCATAAGTACTTCGTTCCTAATGATACCGTAGGAGCACTGGTTTGTACGTATGTTTGTATTATGGATGGCCCTAACATTGCCGAAGTAATGGTACCAGCATCAGCTTGAGTAACTGCAGTACCAGTAATTTGGGAAGGTGCTAAAGTCAATCCAGCCTGGTTAATACCAATTTGTGCAGAAGTAGAAGTACCGCTATTGGTTATAGGTGCAGTAACTCCAATTACGCCAGACGGTCCTGTAGCACCAGTATCACCCTTAGGACCTGCTGGACCAACAGCCCCTCCTTGCCCAGCCCCAAGAACTATATCCCCTGGGGAAGTTGGAGTAGTGGGAGTAACTTCAATTACAATAGGTGTTTCAGGGGTAATAATAATTTCATCGCTCATCCTTGCCACCCTGGAGCATATGGATCATGATTTTCATTTGTGATCTGCTCTTCAATAATTACTGCACCCTTTAGGTAGGTCTGCTCGTAATTTGGGTCAATATAGTATGCAGTTGCAGCAGGGATTGTAGACAGTGTTACGCCAGTGTCTGGATCAGTAATGTTCCAACCATCTGTGTCTACAGGGGAGATAGTGGTACTATTTGCTACATAGAAGCTAGTGGTGTCAAATACAGTAATAGTAAAGGTGCCGTTGTAACCATTACTAGTAGTTTTTGCGCCAGTACTATCTAACGTACCAACGTTTGTAATAGTAACCTCTGAGCCCGTAGTAAAGCCATGAGCTGATGTAGTGGTGTAGGTAACAAACCCAGGCTTAGCTACAGTGCCCTTGTAACCAGGCTTTACGGCTGTTGCAGCAGTAGCGTTAAGAGTTCTTACCGCCTTTTTGGTCATCTGGATATCCCACAAACCACGACTAGGCAGGTTAGAGGTCTGATCGCTAGTGAGGGACAAGGTAGCTTTGCCATTAGCATAATCAGTAATATTTACGTTAAACGTGGCAAGTACTAGCGTTGCGCCTGAGTAAGAACGGATCTGAGATAGCAAGCTGTAATCTGTAAGGGCAAATGGGAAGTCGATAGTAACTTCAAAGGAATCCCCACGATATAGGTTGATATCGTAAGTCTGCACGCTGCTCGTAGTCTGATCCATGTACGTAGGAATAGGAATATGTATGCGCTTTGGATAACCGCCATCGTCCAGTTCTTGAGGCCGGTAAAGCGGTACGTAACGGTTGGTACGGTTAGAGATTCTGCGCAAAGTAGAGATCTCAACACGGTGAAGACCAACGTTAAGAAGGTTACATAACTCTCGGTACTGCTCTTTACGGGCGTCAACCATGCCCATAAGCTGACGATAACGCTCGCTACGGGGTATAGAAACGCCGTCAGGGGACTGAATATCAATGTCATAAGAAGCATCAGTAGCTAGCGTAAACAGCGCTAGCGTTGATGCTAGGATAATTACGGGGTATTCCTCAACCACAGGAAGATTAGCTAGAGTTATTTTTGAGCCATAGGCATTAACAGCTCTAACTGAATGCTGTAAAAAGGCAATATTTACATAATTTTGGATCTCAGCATCAGTAAAATAGCGGTAGCTCATTCCTGAAACACTAAGAATTGTACCTGCTGGTTGAGCAGTTGGTAGAGTGAGAATGCCGGTAGCTTCTTCAATAGTTACAGTGCTAGAAATATTAGTAGTTCCCGCCATAACTTTGAGGCTAGAACCCGATACTGGGTAATAATCAAGATGGAACTTCTTAGTAACGCCGTCAGACAGGTAATTCTGCAAAAAACTGCTAGCAGTATCGCCTAATTCGCTACGTAGACTATTAGATAGGGTAGTGAGATTTGCCACTTACGCATCCTTAAAATAAATCTTTATATACATTATGTACGTAATGTATTCTTTTATCTGTATAAAAAAGCCCGCACCTATGGGAGGGCGGTCATAGGTGCGGGCGGTCTAACAAAGCCGGTTAGAGGCGGTCGTACAAATAGCCCTTTTCTTCAAGGTGTCGAGCTACATGTGATGGGACCTTATACTTTTGCCCAGCTTTAAAATTATAGTGATTAGATGCTCCGATGGTAACCATGTCCAAGTCTTCTGCGACTCGAATAACGGTAGTATCATCTGCAAGATCTACACCCAAATCTTCAACTTCGTCAATGACGGTTGGGGCGCTTGGTGTTGCCAGGTCGACAATTTCAGTCTCTAGACGAGCTGTTTCAATTGCTGACGCCATTGTCAGCTCTTCTGCTGCACGAACTTGCTGTGCGGCCTGTTCCTTTACTAGCGCTTCGCGCTGACGTCCTGTGACGTCTGTTACTTTAGCCTTTGTAGCCATTATATTCTCCTGATTAGTATCTCTGTGTTTAGTGTATTAATAATGAGAGGGGGAGGCCTTCAAACGCACTCCCCCTCTCAAAGGGGTTTTACTTAGTTGGTTTCTGCGATAACTACAGACTGATCGGTGATCAGGCCTAGACCGTAGATTGAGTACCATGCAAGTGCATGCTCACGACCGAAGTCAAGGATACCACCATCGCGCAGTTCAACTGGCAATGAGATAGCGTGACCGAAGGCGTTGTCACCAATGAAGATAGCTGAGTAGCGATCTGCTGAACCGTTACCGGTCTTGGTAACTGGGGAAGTGTAGCCACCGCCAGTTGGGTAAACAACGTTGTTTACAGCAGAATCTGCATTCCAGTTAGCGCCAGCACCGTTAGGAACCTTAGTAACCTGAGTGGTTTCGATGAATACGGTGTCGTAAAGACGGCCGATTTCACCAAGCATGAAGTTACCTGGGGCAGCGTACTTCGTTACTTCGATGAACTCAGGATTGTCGCGAAGCTTGCGGCTCTGGTGCGGATGCACGAAGGCTACGTAGGTTTCGCCTAGTCTTGGGATGTTCTTGGTTGCAAGCGTTTCGACAGCATCCTTGATCGTGTTAGGAGTAAGGAATGAGCTACCTGTAAGACCCTGACGTGACGTTGCAACAGTACCCTGACCGTACTGGTTGAAGTAACCGGTACCGTTGGTGATTGTCGTCATGTTGGTGCGGTCTTCACCGTAGATTACGGAAGAAGCTGCCATAAGGGTATCGCGAGCCTGGCCATCAAGGTAGAGAGCCATGTTACGACCAAGAAGACGTGAAGCAGAAGCCATAACGTCATCAAACGAAGCATTGAGCAGAAGCTCAGATACTGCGATTGAGTAGCCGTGCTCAGCAACTGTGATCGAGAACTGCTGTGCGGTAAGTGCATTGCTTGACATACGCACACCTTCAACAAGTGCTGATGCACTGCCAAGGTTGTTGTAACGCATGAAGTTAATCTGGAGACCTGGGGCAACGCCTAGTTCAGTCTTCTTAACCGCAAACTGCTCGAAGCGCAGGATCGGCATGGACTGGAAAAGGATTTCCTTAGACCAGATTGTCTGGATTGATTGCGTAAGCTGGGAATTAGCACCAGAATACGCCGTTGGTGAGCCGGCGAGGTTGCCGGTACCGGTAATGGACGCTGCCATGTTTATTACTCCTTAAGTAGTAAATTAGTTGATTAAAGGTATTTCTACCCGAAGAAACCCTGGCCACGGTCAGAAGCCGCTTGACCAAGAAGCTTCCCACGGTTTTTGGCGTACTCAGTAACCGAC